AACCTCTCCTTTAAATTTAATCGTACCAATCTTAACATCTATCTTTTGACCAAAATTTTCAAAAGATTGTAGCATAGAAGATCTTGCTGCGTCTCGATTTGCTTTCTTTTTAAATCGTTGGACCGCCGCCTCTACTAATGGTTTTGAATCAACAATAGAAGCTAATTGTTTACCAGTACCTTTCGCACTATTTTCCCCAGAGATAATTATTTTTTCCTCACTAGCCGCCTTTGTAATAGAATTAACCAAAGAAGTAACAGCAAATTCTACAATATCATCATAATCAGCGTCTATTAATTCTTGTCTAACATTCTGTTTAGCTTGTTTATGAGTAATTCCAAACAAATCTTTATACTGACTATATTTATTTGCCCCTAATACTTCTTTTGCTTCTTCATACATTTTATCTCTAACTAACTTTGCAAAATAATTTTCTTTGCTATCTGCTTTGCTATCCGCTTGCTTTAATAATTTTAAACAAGTATCAAATTGTTCTTGTATTTCTTTTGCCAATGCTTGAGATGTTTCCATAGACTGTGCTTTTAAAAAGTTTTTTGTCAAATTTGCATGAATATTTTTTAAATGCTCAACAGCCGAACGACCATCATCTTTAAGATATAAAATATTAGCCATATAAACAACCTCCTTTTTCTTATAAAATAAAAGAAAGGGGAAAGTTTCCTTTCCCCTTATTTATTAAGAATACAATAAATCTTCTTGTTCATCTTCACTTACTTGATCATCAGTCTTTTCTTCGCCCTCATCTTCAGAATCGGAACTTACGATACCAACACTGAATAGGTCACTAGAAAGAGCTTCAATAACTTCAGCTACTTCATCTTTAGTTGTAGCTTCATTAATAGAAGCCTTAGCAACTTCATAATCTTCGTCGCTCAATAGACGAGCGGCTACTCCTCTAGCAGAAGTTTTTGCAGCATCAACAGTTGTAGCAACCTTAAGTTGAGCAACAACATCATCTTGAACAATAATGCTATCAGCAGTAAGAACGTTCAAAACGCCTTCCTCTCTATAAGGAACTTTCTTTGTTAGAATATCATCTCTAGAACTTGTGCTTGCCATCTAATCCCGCTCCTTTCTTATTGTGCGCCACCATGAGGCATTACAGTTTCCCAATTAGTTACTGCGGCATCTGCATCTTCAACAATCTGAATTACGCACAATACCTTTTTAGTCTGGTCAAAATACGTATAACCCGGAAATGCATCCATTGTGAAATCAAACGTACTTGGATCTCCAGAAGAAGCCATACTAAATGTGAAGTTAGATTGAATCTTAACATTAGGCAATGTAATAATAGCTGGCATATCAACACCATTATCCTGACGTCTAAATAGTGTATCAGCCTCTACATAGTAGTAACCAGCAAAGTTCTCTGCATCAATTTGAATTTCAGATACAGTGCTTGCCTTACGAGATACATAGTAATCTACTACTACGGTCTTACCTACAATAGAGTCATCTTTAACTTTCAACTGAGCTTCCTCAACATTGTAGTCTACCTGATATACATCTCCTGTTGCAGAACCATCTGCTTCCGTACCAAGTACGAAAAGAGGTGCATTAGGACAAATTTGCTCATCTGCGGAAAGCGCATCACCCAAATTAATAATACCATCGTTATCTACCAAAGCTACAGTGGTAGCATGAACATTGATATATTGAGTATCTTTATCAGTACCTTTGATTAACCCTGCACCAGAAAGGATAGAGAAACCAATAGGTGAAAGCAAAGCGTCGGTTACTGTGAAAGTAAGAGTTTTCTCACCTTCCCAGCTAATCAGACGAGAATTACCACGTCCACCAGTTGCATATACAGTTGTAGCTGCACCTTCTAGAGTGGAGGTTGTTGCAGTATCAATGTAAAGAACTGGTTGCTTTGCCTGAAATTGAGTATTTCCGATTTTAACTGCGGATTTAGCTCTAAATACTACATTCGCAATTTCTCTTCATGAATAAATATCATGGACTATCTCTTATAAATACGCTAGGTATTTATATGCCTGTTTTGATTTACGTGTCAATAGTAAACCTCAAAGTCTATCAAGACTATTAGTCTCTACATCGCTGCGGCAATCGCCGCCATGACACGGGATTCTGTTAAAACCATTCCCCGTTAGCTGATTAAAAATCAACCCCTTACGACAATAAGGATAAGGCATATTAGCGCGAGAGTTCACGCCAAATTTCATAAAATTTTTCCTCCTTAATTATATTTGAAAAATTTATCTTTTTTTCTCTTTAAAAATAATTCTGGATTATTTTTATATATAAAATCTCTTATTTTTAAAGAATCATTTTTGCCAAAGACTAAAGAATAATATTCTTTATTATAACTTCCGCCCTGTACGTCAGCTTTTTCTTTCAAAATATTCCATAATTTTTCTAAGAAATCCCAGCTTCCGCAAGTAAAAGAACAATTAACTCTTTTACCTTTAACATCCCATACAGAACCATCACCATCAAAATATCCTCTAATAAAATCAGATAAATATTCTTCTGGAACTTCTGGAAATTTTAAAGTCATACTTTTACATTCTGATCCTCCAAGAGATACTATATCATTATATATTACAACACAACTAAAATTTAATCGACAAGCCTGCTTATCAACAGCATCAAATATATTCCCTTGATAATCTAGTTCTTTTGCAAACTGCTTTAAAATATATTTATCTTTCATACTCGTTGTAATATCAAATATTTTTCCATTATAGATACATCCATCTGCGCACCAAAAACCAAACATATAAGCCATATTATTTGACCAAGTTTTAAAATAATCTTGATTAATATGATATATTCTACTATTTTTTGATTGAATAGCACTTTTTTCTTCTTTTGATATTTTTTTAATAGATTTATTATTTCTATAACAGAAACTATAAATTTGATTTTTTGTGTATTGAGAATCAAAAAACTCAACCCATTGAGATAATGTTTTTAGTTCACTTTGTTGCAGCAAAATCTCTTTATGTTTTGGTAATATAGCCATGTATTACGCTCCTTTTAATGAATATCTTTCATCCAATTATCTGGCTCTTTCATTCCTGAAGCGCCAGCTACTTTAGCTGAAAAATACTTTTCACTAGCCTGATGTAACCCATATCGCTCCATTAAATCATCTATTTGAAAAAGCGAATAATGACTTACTTCATTGATTGATAAATGTAAAGCAACAGAAAGAATAGAGATATAACGGCTATATACCGCTACTTTTTCTTCTTTACCTTTGTTTTGAGCAATTTTTTCTCTATATTTTCTAAACTTTTCTGCTAAAGCCTTAGCTTTAGGTCCGCCCGGATTATAAGTTCGCTGTGCTTCAGATTCTTTATCTAAAACACACATTTTTCTTATTATTTGCTTAAAATCATCATAATTAAATTGATTTATAGTTTTTGGAGGTTCTCCTTCTTTTTGAAGAACTATTGCATTTGGTTGCAAACTAATCTCATAATCTGGAAACAATAGAGATAAAACTAATAAAGCCCCTTGAATCCTTTCAGCAAGATTCGGATCTGCTGCTCCTTCAATCATTATTGACATTAATATTTCAAAATCACTCTTATTAGATAAACGAGTTTTGTCCTTTTCTGATAATTGTTCTTTAGAAAAATTTAATAGTCCAATGCCTAGAAAATAATTTTTCTCTGTAATATGACCAATATCATAAGGAGTTAATTGATGTATTGCGACTTCCGCACTAATGAAAGGAATGTCAACTCCCGTATTAAGCATTAAATCATCTATTAAAACCAATTTAATCACTCCTTTGCAGGAATCTTATCATCACTTCCATGAACAGCTCTATACATTAAAGTATAGCCGCTAAACTCCTCACTTAATCTAATCATACTGCTTCCTAAGAATTGAAAAGTACCAATACCAGATAATCTAGAATTGTCCAAAATTCCATCAATGTATCCCATCATTTTTACAGGTCTAAGCCTATAATCCCCTAAGTCCCATAAATCAATATGACTAATACAATCAATACAAACAGTACAATCTCTAAATTCATCATTTGTACTATTCCTAGTAAAATTATCAAAAGTAATAATCATAATCGCGCGCTTATCTGCAAACTCTTCAACATCTATTCTTGGTCTAGTAATAATGTATTGATTATCCATTAGCCAAGGTAATGTTGCTTGTTTTAATACATCTTGATAAGCGGGATTCTGCATATTATCTAAACAGTCATTTCCATTAATAACTAATAAACTTTTTAAGATATCACTATAAGGACGAGATTCTACAAAAAGTTTCTTTAGTATAATCTCTAAATCTTTATCTACCGTTAAAAATGAAGAACGAACTGGCGGTCTTGCCAAATTTCTAACCATTTTTATATCTCCTTTTATCTCATTATATTACATCTTATCAATAGTAACATGAATAGTGTCTATGACATTGTCCTCATATAAATATGATATATCAAACTCTCCAGACTTACCGGTCATTACTTCAATAGTAACAAATGTAGGAGTCTCTTTAATTATTCTAGCTTTTTTATTGTCAATCTTCCAGTAGCCCGGAACCTGTGTATCTATTTTATATGTTGTAACATCATAAGGTCTAATTGAAGTTTCACCTTCAATATTTGTCTCTTGCGGCTGCGGCGATACCTCATATGCCTCTGCAGCTTCTGCAATCGTAGTCCTATAATCTTCAAGTAACACTAATTCAATTATCCCATCGCCGCAATACCAATCTATAGCTTGAACCTCATATGGAAAACCATCAACTTTAACTTTCTTAAATCTATGAAAATATTCAGTTGTTAATTCATCTTTTGTTATGAAAACATTTAATGAATAATTTGGTTCATTGATATTTCTATTATTTTTCTCTAACCAGTCAATTTTTGTTTCAACTGGACCACGTACGTAAATTGGATATTCGTTTCCATCAAATTCGGCTATCCCTTCGCACTTTCTACACTCCGCCCTGAAATATGCCCGTTCTTGTTTATACTCCATATAAACTATCCATTTACTTTCATCTTCCACCCAAGTAAACACATCCCCAGCTTGCAGACCAATATCAATTAACCCCTCGGTAGTGGTCTGTTTTTGTGTATCATTTAAATCAATGCATTGATAAGGAATAGATAATATTTTCATGTCATAATCCACTTTTAAATTATCTGGATTTAATAGACAATTAAATAAATTACCATTTTTTGTTTCTATTGTAACAGTTTGATAAGAATGATTAATTGAATGTCTTAAGCTGTTTAACTTATCGGCAATCATTCTATCTGTTTTTCTAGCGCCGCCTCTATATTCTAAACGCCTTTTCATTAGTTCTAATGACATGTATCTATTAATCCATTCATTAGATTTAAGCAATCAAAAATAGTTCTTCTAAAGTTAAAGAAATCATCTTCTGATTGCAAGTAATACAAACCTTCTAACTTACACAATAGAGGAAATAATATATCATGTCTGCCGACTAAAACATGACTCATACCTGTAAGTTCTATAATTAAGGTTTCAAGCGGTTTAATCCAATCAATTCCTTCTTCTCTATCTGGCAATAGTTTATAGATTTGATTAGTTAATTTCACAAGCGTTTTTTGTACTGCGGCGTCATCTAATTCAATACCATACGTAGTTTCCATTAGAACCGCCCCCTTGTCTTATATAGCGGACGCATTTTCATAATTTCACCAAAGGTAGACCGCTGAATACCTTTAGTATCTTTTTTACGCCTTTTATATAATCTTTGCAAATGAAATGCTTGTGTTTTATAATTTTCCTTTAAAGTCTGTAATTTACTTATATGGTTTGCTTGTGATGTCATTTTAAAATCAGAACCGCTATACTGCATACGAATTAAATCACAAGTGGCTAGTTGTTGGTCTATCCACGGAATAACCATATAATTTGCTAACACATTTATTTCTTCTTTTGTCAGACAAATATTAAAAGACTGCAATTCCTCATCATAATCATCTAAATTCTGACGAGGAAATTCAAATAGTTGAATTGCCGCCTCTAGATATTCAAAAAGAGACTTTTCAGTCTCCTCTTGAGTTATCTCCATATACATATCATCTGTAATAATAGAAAAAAATGTTTTATAAACTTCGGAAAATGGTGTAACTGTTTCTGCCATATCACACCTCCCACAATATTAATTCACAACCTTATATGTTTTTAAAGGTTCGCTTTTTCTTGCTGGCTTATCATCTTCTACTGCGGCGTCCGCATTAATAGGAGCTGCCTTTCGTGCAGTAGTATTGTCTTGAACAACAGTCTCAGCTTTATCCTCTAACAATTCAATAGCATGAGTTACATCAAACTCTAATCTCTCTTTAATAAGTTCACGCTTACGATTATCGTTCAACTTAGTGCTTACAGCAAGATTTTTCATTTGATCGATTGCGCCATCTGGAGCGAAGTTCAAGAAATCCTCAAACTGTTCAAGAGTTCCAGAAGCAAGCAAAGTCTTAATATCTTCAGTTGTATAAAAATACTCTGGTTCAACTTCTCCAAGCAATTCCTGTGCCGCCTCTTTATTATTGATTGTTAAATAATTTCTTAAAATGTTTAAACTTGCGGGATTATAAGACATTGCTCTAAGTTCATCCATTGTGATTTTTTTCTTTTCTTTTGAACGGAAAGTTCTTACTAAATTATTCCGCTCTGGAATAGTATAAACTACAGTACCCATAACTTTATTGGATACTTCAATAACCTCTTCATCTTTTAGCATAGTTATTCTCCTTTTATCTCTAAATATAACAAAAATGGGGAGATTTAATATCTCCCCGTATTTATTTGTTAAGCTAATGCAATTTTATCATTACCATTAAATGGAATGTTGTTATTAATATAAACAGCCATATCAGAAGTAAATAGTGCAGTTACACCCATCTTCTTGTATGCCTGTACCTCACGAGACAAATCAGCGTTCTCGATTTCACGAACAATCGTTGAACCCTCAAGCGCAATCTTAACTGGCTTATTGTCTCCAGAAGCCATAACCCAAGCATAACGTGGATCAATAACCTTAGTATTGTTATTCTCATCTTCAAAGGATTGAGGAAGTACAACAACCTGATGTCCCTTGTAAACTGCGAAATAACCATTATTCCAATACTGCTCTTTCATACCATCAGACCATGCAGAGTAGTTTCCACCAGCAGAGCCAAGTGGCAACATTTCAGCCGCAAACTCGAAAGTACAATAAATAGCTGCCTTAGAACCATAAGAATCAACAATCTGAAGCAGACTGTCCATCTGGCTCTCTACGAAAGAATCTGCAACTACAATATTAGCAGCTGGCAAAGTATTGATAGTAGCCTTCAAAGCACGCTCAATCTCAAGATATACGCACTCATCAAGACCTTCCATAAGAATATTCAATACATCTGCAAATTCTACACGTCCATCAAGGAACTCTTCGAATCCCATCTGTGCAGCACCACCGAAAGCACTCGTCTCAACTTCATAGCTCTTACCATCAAGTTTGAATACTTCGTAGATACCAGCCAAACCAACTTTTGTAATAAACTGTTTAGCACGTCTCTTAGATGCTGCTGTAATCTTCTGTGTGAAGATTGGCTTATCACCTTGAGCAAATACCTTTGTCTCAGCGAACATACCATACTGCTGAAGAACTTTCTGTGGCAGTACGTCATCAATAGTCTCTTCCAAAATTTGGAAAATAACATTTTTATTCTCACGATACTTAGCATATGTTCCAGCTAGTTCGTTCAATTCATAGCGAAGTGTCTCATTAAGGTCAGAGTAACTAAAGTTCTCTCCATTGAAAGAGAAATTAGTTTTTACAGAAGGATCTGCCTTTGCGACAATCTTAGCTAAAGTTACAATGTTTTGTTTATCTAAAGCCATTTCCTATATCCTCCTTATTTAATTCTCTGAATCTTAACTGCTGGCTGACCATCAGGCATTGTAAAGTCCTTTGTCTTATCAACCTGCCATACCATCACTGCATCATCAACGCTACCTGTATAAGCCTCAAGGAAGCCATCTGCATTAGGTGCAAGATAAGTAGCATCAAATTCATCCTCAGACTTAGTTGAAGCGTAGTTACTTTCAGCTGCAGCCTTCAGAGTATTCATAATCATTACATCACCAACGTTAGTTTTCATAACACGTGGTGTCATTTGACCAGCGAAAGCGCCCAAACCGTCATGCTTAATAGTAGCAGAACCCGGCGTAAATGCGGACTTAATCATTGCATAGTCCTTATACATTTGCTCACGCTCATCATAAAGTTTAATTTCGTTCCATACCAACATTGGCTCCATCTTTGCCAAATCATCTGTGGTATCACGAGAAGTTGCATTAAGAGTACTTACTTCCTCTTGTGCATAATCATAGTATACAAACTGTCCGTTCTCTAGCTGATCGATATTCTCATTAGCAGGAAGAGATGCATAAATCTGGGACGTTCTTTGTCCAGAAAGATGAGTAGGCTCTACCTGACCATAACCGAAGCGACCTTTAGGAACGACTGTAAAAGTTTTCCAATTTGCTCCCATTAATATATCCTCCTATAATATTTATTTACTGTCTCTAATACGTTTTGCTGAAGCAATCCAAGCTGGAATCCCAGAATCTGCGCCATCTTCTTCAAGAGAAAATGTAGTAGCTGCAGGAGTCTCTTCACTTGTATCTTCTGCTAAATCAAAACTAACTTTCTTACGAACACAAATTACAGACAACTTAGCTTCAATATCATCTAAAGAATATTCTGTAATATGATCCGTAACATCCTTCTTATCAGCGTCAGATAGCATATAAAAACTATCAATCAACTGATGTTTCTTCTCTGTCTCAATGTTAGATTTGAACTTCTTCAGAGAATCGCACTCTTCCTTCAAAGCGGCAAACTCATTTGACAGAGCTTCAAATTTAGAGGTAACTTCATTGTATTTATTAACAATAGCTTCAGTTTCCTCTAGACTATATTTATCTTTCTTTTTATCATCTTCCTCAGAATCCTTTTCATCCTTAGAATCTTCGGAATCCTTTGACTCTGTTGAATTATCTTTTTCACTTGAAGCAGATTTTTCTTTTTTGTCCTCGTCCTCTTTAGCAAATTCAGAATTTTCTACAACTTCTGTAACTTCTTCAGTTACGGCAGTTGTCTCTGTGAACTCGCTAGTAGGCTCTTTTACTTCTGCTTTAGTGTTTTCAGCTTTCTTAGCCATTTCCTGTCCTCCTTGTAATGCAAAATTTAACTGTTGCATCATATTATATAATGTGTTAGTAAAATCATTATCAATAGAAAATGAAGCACTAACCTGTGGTGCAGTTACGCTAGAACCTTCAAAACATGGCTCTGTTTTATCACCTAATATACATAACTTTGAAAAAACCGCATCGTTTACTATAAAAAATTCCATTCCACTTTGGTTGTCTGTTGACCAATGCCCATCTAAAATATTCTTATCAAGCTCCATTGAATGTGGCTTACCATTATCAATAACAGCTTGACATTCTTCAAATTGACCTGTCCAAAGATATCCAGTAGTCATAAGATATTCACGAGTTTCAACATTGCCAAACTCATCAGTATCATCAAACTTCTGGAACCAGACTTGCGCATCTGGAGAAACAAAACCATAAGGAACTGTTTTACATTCAAACTTCACACCCTCATCATCTATAATGATTTGATGCCCATGATCCGCAAAGTCCTCAGAATCTTTTTTATAATAACCAACAATAGGCGCTCCTCTAAGCGTCTTTGCCATTTCTGTAGCAACCTCTTTTGAAATAAAAGACTTATTTCTATTTTTGCCTGTATACAAGACTTTAATCTCACACGCAGACATAAGAGGATTTATGTCTAAAGGTTGCAAATTTATAAATTCCGGATTATCCAAAGTAGCAACTGACTGGTGCATACTTTTATCCTCCTCATAAAGTCTTTAATATATTCTAATTTTCTACAAATCCCCTAAACAAAAATTGACCTTAACTAGCCGATTCTTTGTTTTGCAAAGTTTTTGTAGACTTCTCTGTATCATCTTTCTCTGGTCTGCCGCCTTTTGCTTTGTCTGTGTCAGTTACAGCAGTTTTCTTTTCTGTTTTAGAATCAGTATTACCTTCTTTTTTATTTAAAGCGTCCGCACTCATTGTGTTAGATGACATTGGTGGAACAAATACTGAAGCTAAGTCAAGAACATCATTTTCAAAATGCGCAGTCGCAATAATTGAACTTTGACTTTGACCAAGAGCTAATTGAGGTAATATTTTAGAATATCCTAATTGAACATTATCTTTATAAAGTTTTGCTAACTCTTTATAATTATATATAGTAGTCGGAAGAATTTGACCTCTAAAATAGAATTTTTTAGGATTTTTATTAAACTTTGTATTTAAAATAAGATTTATAAAATTCTCATATTGAGCAACTAAATTGTAAATTGATGCTTCATCATTAGCAATAGAATACTGTAATGCAATATTACCATCTGCATTAAACTGTAATTGCGAAACACCTGCTTCATTAAAGATTGCTCTTTCTACTTTCTCTAATTCATCTGTTGTAGTTGTAGTGCTATTATCTGCTAAATCTGCAACATCGACTTCCGCAAAAGTAGTCAATACATCAATACCGATTGCTTTTCCTAACATAGCAACCGCATTATTATGTAATTGTTGCATTTCATCAATATCAAAAATTAATTCACCATTTTTATCCATTGGCATTTTTTGAATAATGATTTTTAACAGTTGTTGTTTCATTTTTCTTCTATCCAACTCTTGTGCTTCATCCAAATCAATAATTGCGGGAATCACAGATATCATTGGAGGGAAGTCAGCATCATTAATATTAAATTTAACAGCACACTCAGGATCGAGCATGTACCAACCTCTATCATCTCCATTATAATCTGGTCTTAATTTGTTTTGATGATATTTATTATATCCTTGTTGAATTTCTTTTGGAAACAACTTTAATACTCTTTGACGATACTCCGTATCACGAAATTCTTCATCAAAGTATTTTAAATTTAATTCTACAACCGCACGTCCGCTACGCCCATATCTACTTCTACAATATGCTACAGGAAGTTCTTGAACTATAACTTGGTCTTTCAGATAAATAAGATACCCATAGAAACTACCATTCTTCATTACTTTTAAAGATATATTACCAAATAGCTTTTTCAATTCAGAGTTATCTAAATAATATAGAGCGTCATTAAAAGACTTTAATACTCTATCATTACCTTTTGATTTTACATTATCAGATATAATATATGGAGTAATCCACCAATCAAACTTATATAGATAAGCCATATATCTGCATAATCTAGCATAAATACCAGATACTCGATAAAAGAAATTAGATATCTCTCTCATTTTCTTATAATCTTTTCTTGCTATAGCGTCAAGTACGAATTTTTTGTCTGCCAGTTGCGGGTTAGCATCCTTCAAATCGCCCATTCGCAATACTGCATCATCAAGTGTTTTTGTGCCTACCTTCATTTTAGAATAGTCGATAGGTTGATGCGTAGAAAACTGTTGAGGAGCGTAGTCCTCTTTCTCTAACATACGAATAGAGAAGCCTTTTTTCTTTATCTCTGCTTTTCTATCAATCAAAAGATAAGACACCTCCATCTATCTTCACTTTAATTACATTATACCAGAAATTTTCTCAAAAGTCAACTCTTAAATATAACCTGCTGACCGCATAATGTAATCATAAGTGATAATTTGTTCATCGGTATAAGGAATTTCAATTAACTTATACCCATGTAAGCGGCAATACTCTCTTTTAAGGTTATCATTATACTGCTGACGTTTTAAACCTGATACGCCGCCAAACTTTGACTTAGCAACATAATGTTGAATACCTTGGAACTCTATCAAGAAGTCTAAATCATCACAATCATCAAAAACAGCAAAATCAAACCGCAAAGGTTTCCCATTGCTGCTATTTAAATCTGGGAATGAATATTCTTCTTTAAAGTTAAGCTGTGCCGCACTTAGAATTTCTTCTATTTTAATTTCTCCACGACTTGCTCTCATTCATTTTTCCTCCTATAATAATTATAAGAGTGTATTTTGCTTACGTTAGATATGAAAATACACCCTTATATCTTATTCACTTTTGTCCTAATTCATCATCATTAAATCTTTGATGCTGAATTTTCTTTTTCGATTTCTACTTTCTTCTTCTTTCTTAATGTAATATAACCCATAAATTAATGCAGAAAATTTATCATGCTTGATTGATTTAGAATCAGGCTTTAATATGATATTTACGCCTTCGTTTTCTTCTACCAAATTCATCATTTGACTCTTTAATGCAGTAGTTAAAACAAAAGGCTTTAAATATGTCTCTCTCTGCGCAGTAGACATATTTTGTCCCAGTTTCGTTTCCATTAACTTTGCTTTTGCAGATGCTTCATCTTGTAAAAATTTTACTTTTCCACTTAACATTTGCACTTTAGTATATGAATACATTTCTGTATTCAAAGGTGCATTTGCTTTAATTAAGAATAAAGCATCATTTTCAACTCCAACACCTTTAATCTTTTTATAAGGATCGGTTGCGTCTTCCGCTGTTCCGCCTTCTACTCCAAACGGAGGTAACTCTTCACCTGTTTCAGGATCAATTTGACCTCTAGTTAAGAAATCAACGAAACCAGCTCCGATGCCGTTTGCATCAAGAGCAATCGTCCTTGCTTTATATTTGTAATATATTTTCTTTATTTCTATTGCTTGATCTTCAAAATGCTCTGCCTCAAGAGTATAAAGATTTACAATAGACTTCAAAAATGGTCCAGTCGGTTGCGGCGTTACTTTTATTACAGAAACCTCTGTTGTACATGCAAGACGTCCAACATCGACTCCTAATATGTAATAAGCAGATTTTGAAGAACGTCCGCTATGCTCATATTCTGGTTGTAAAAGAACTCTATATTTGTCAAAATTATCAGAGGAGAAAAATGCGTTGACCGCATCTCCACTCCAAATGCTTCGATACTCTCTATCAAAAGAGTCTTCCGCATAAGTTCCATTTGACTTTAACTGATCAACAAAATCTTCATCCAACAATCCTTCTACAACAGGAGTTTCATAGGTTCCGCCCATAATCATTACTTCATCAGGCTCAATTAAAGACATAATAAGCAATTCTATTAATTTACTATAAGCAAAAGACGAACGCCATCCTGCTGTAGTGATATATATTTGTGATTTATTAACAACTTCTGTATTATTTCGTGTTCCATCTGGCAATAGACGAGTAACGTTAGTTGTAGGAATTACGATTTCATTTAGTGCTGTTTGATCAATAAGAACACACTCTTCCATAAGCCCACCTGTTCTACGTTGACCTCTAGAGCTTTCTTTTGCTGCTAACACATCTATAACAGAACCATTTTTAAAAATATATTTAACATCATTTTTAGATTTTTTAGACGCTCCTCTATCGAAATTAATTTCATTCGCTAGAGCTGGAATTAACTGACATATCTCATCGATCTTTGCGCAAGTTATGGAGGCTGCTTGTTCCTTCATTATGTTACCCCAAAGGCTTTTTATCCTTTGGTTCTTACATTTTGTTTCATGTAAGTTCAGCATACCTTTTCAACTTCAACTTTACTTGCTAAGCTGCCGCGGTCTCGTGGGCGGATTATATCTTTTCACCGCCTATGCGTTGCCCCTGTCTACGCTTCGCGTATCCTTCGGTTCTGATTCCCATTTCAAAGTCCCAGCTTAATCCCGCAGTTTTTCATACTAAATTTCTTTAATATGCGGCAAGTTTTTTAGTTTTTATGATATTTACTACCATTTTGAATAAAATCTAAATAATGTTCATATTTTCTATCTAAGTAAACATTACTATCTTCATAAATCCAGTTTAAAAAATTTAAAACATCTTGATAGGCGCCAAATACATATCTTTTTGCGCCATCTGTTCTATGAACTGTAAAAATTTTATTATCTTTATTAACATTTTCAATATTATCAAGAAACCCCTTTATAAAATCTTCGGTTCCTATAATACCAACTTGAAAACAGCTATCAGTATTTGTAAACCAACCGTCTCCGTCAAAATATCCTCTAATAAAATGCTTAATTAAAGTTTTAGGAACTTGTTCTTCAGTTGGAAATTTTAATATTAAAGATTTTTTAGGTACACATCCTTTATCAATCAAATCTCTTTTACAATTAGCACTTCTAAAAGACATTCTATAAGACTTAGTTGATTCTCTATAGCTAATTTTATTAGAGATTCCCATAAAATCTCTAAATTTTTCAATATGTTTTAAATCTTTTTCTGCTAACCCTAGTTCAATCTTATCTTCTGATGAACCAACACTTCCGTCAGCATAAAGAAAACCTAGCCAATAAGCTTTTTCTTCTGAATCTATAGTTTCAAAATTAGTTAGGACGTTTTTTGCACTCATAATGCTCCTCCTTTATATATAAAATTAAATTAATATAGTTTACCGCCCGTAGTTACAAACAAATGAGAACCGGGATACAAAATACATCTCAACATCAAGACCATCATTGATAGAAATGACTTTGAATATGCACGGGGAAATGTCGCATACACATATCTATGTCGCATTACAACACGAAGAAATATTCTCTGATATGTATAAAACTTAAAACCTTTATAGCTTTTTAATGTTCCATTCCTTTGAGCGTCCGCATATCCGCTTAACTCATCTACCAATAAATCTGGATATTGTCTATAAAAGGCAATCATAGTACGTAGATTACCTAATTGCGCTTTCAGTCTTTCTTCTGAAAGACCTTGTTTAGTTATATTACTTTTAGAAGAAGATAAGTCTAAGATAGTTTGTAGACTCATTTTTTATTCCTCTATTTCATTATCTTTTCGATGTCCTTCTGCGATAGCCGCTTCATAGTCAACCAAATCTTTATCTGTAAGTTCTGGTACTTCTAATCCCTTAGCTTCCGCTTCTTCTCTATCTCTCTTGTTCTCATCCATTGCCTTACGTAATGCAATATATTCTTCTATTTGTCGAGCAAGAGAAGTATCAGTATAGATAAGATTTCTATTATACTCTTTTAAGTCTTTAATAATCTTATCAATAACATCTTTATCTGTTGAAATATCATAAGCGGGGATTCTGCCGCCTTCTCGTTCACAATAGGCAACCATGTTACCAACACAATCAACAAATTCTGTTTCTTGTTCTTTCTTCTGTGCGGCAGTAAATTTAGCTGACTTCCGCATAGCTTCATATGCACGAGACAGCTTATTAAAAGTTTCTACATCGCCTATATCGTATATTATTCCTAACTTTCATTAGGTATGGACTATCTCTTCATCATTGTTTTAATGATGCTTTGCGCTTCCATTTACGTATCAATAGTAAATGTACTCTACTCACTCTATATAATAATAGGCTTTCGATAGTCTCTACACTTTATATTTTAGTTTTCCATTTATATCCATATGCAGTTTTATCTTCTTTGTCTAGCACTCTTCCAATTAGCCCATGACTTACATTTAGCTGTCTTTCAGCTTCTCTTATACCATCATATTCTTTTATTAACTCTAAAGTATTTTTATCTAGTTGACAAATCTTTATTCTTTTATCTCTATTTATCTTGTTTTTAGCTTCTTGACTTTGATGTTTGCCGTACATTGGATTATTTTTACCTTGATATAATTTTGAACGCTCTTTTTTACGTTCGTCAGTCCAATATTGTAAAGATTTTATTTGTAACTTTTGTTTAGTTTCTTCAGAATGATGTTTCCCATACATATGATGATTTTTACCACTATTTTTTTCGCTTATTTTTTGATTTATTTCTTTGCGTTTTTCTAAAGAGTAACCATGAGAAACGTTTCCTCCTTGACCGCCATCTGCAATATTATAATAATTTGGATTATTAACTGCATTATATAATTTAATATAAAAACATTCTTTATTATTTAATTCTTCTTCATTGTTGCATATGCACAGTATGTCTTTTTTAAAATTTTCTTTTCCATACTTTTTTATTGCTCTTTTAAGAAGAACTCCACTACCTAAGTAATTATCATTTATGTCTCCAATATGTTTACCTATATACTTTTTATTGTTAATTAAATTAGTTGTTAAATAAACATAGTATTGTTTACTCATATTTTTTCACCTCCTTTTATAGAATTAAAAATAAAAAATGGAAAACTTAAATATCTTAGCACGGTATTACCATATCTTTTTTAAGACTTAGGTTTCACCGTTAGCCGCTTTAAGCGACACCCTTGATAAGGTTCACAAAGTTTAAAGGCGACCGATTTTCTTCTTTAATCGCCTGGTTCATTTTCAAGTTGGTTTTGCAGATAAGTTTTAATGTACTAATGGTATCCGCATCTTGAATATCAAATGATTCACACATTTCATTATAAAAATTTTCAAGAGCAATCCAATCAGACGGTTGATATGTTGAACCCCATTTAGTTGCTAGATAAATTTTATCTTCGTTGGTAAGGTTCTTGCCGGGATCAACAAATTCTGCCATCACTTCTTGCGAAACTCCTAATGGCGCAGGACCTCCCGGTACGACGCCCGCACTGCCAGCCGCCGCAGTACTCATAATAACACCCATAGCTTGTTCATCTAAAGATTGCTTTTGAACATTTGCGCTTGCTAAGGTTTTGTACTGCGCCTCTGAAATCTGTCCACTTTCAAATTGCTTTTTGAGTTGCGCATCTCTAATAGCAACATCTGGATTATTTTCAAGAAAACGCTTTTTATCTTCTTCTTCTTTGTTGCGGAGCCATTCGGTATCCTTCCAACTATATTCTTTATATTGCATAATCCGCATCTTAGAAAGGTATTTACCGAATACAGAACCTAACTTTTTGGGATCTTTAGCAAATGCGGTATTCCGCACTTTATCCCACTCATGCTCCACGTAAGGGACGTCCGCATCCTCCAAGAGCCAAAGAAAAGTTTCTGGATCGAATGGATCGACATGCATAGTAATACATTTTTTGCACATATCCATATAAGAACCATCGCTCTTCCGCTTATAAAAATTGGATACATTCATAACGCTTCCGCATTTAGGACATAACTTTGTTTCTTTTGCTTCCGTTTATTCTCACCTCTTTCTTTTTTGATTTGGCTTTTTATTGCGGCAACACTTACACACACTATAAAAGCCATCTTTGCTTGTACTATTTTTTGAAAAAAAATGATTATGAGCTAACTTAATTTGTCCACATTTTGAACATTTTTTCCATTTGCCGCGCTCTACATTAGTATAGTACCAAGTCAACATATCTCCTTGCTCTTGTTCAGCCAAGAGTTTAGGAATCTTTTTCCGCCATAATGAAGAAATATATTCTACAGAATTTTTTATCCCAAATTCTTCTTCTAATAGCTCTTGAATTTCCGCATTTGATTTACCATCAATTTTATAAATCAATAGGTCATAATATAAAGGATATTTTTGCGGCAGCGTCCGCTCTATCAGGTCATCGAGTGACTCCATGAGATAGTATGAATCGCTGTAAAATTTACTCCATGCTTCTTCTTTAATGCGGGAATAGTTGCATAGAAGTGCGGAAATATGCGTTGGGTTAAGTAAAGAGCATAGTCCGCTGCTTACAATTTCTCCTTTTTCATTTATTGAAAATTCTTCTGATAAATCTATTTTACTGAAGGATTTGGTTGCGTTCATCATATACATTGGTGGATGATATGTGCTTTTAATGACGTATTGATCTTGACACATTTCAATAATTTGTTTCTTTAATAAATATTTTTTGCGACCGGTTGCCGCCTTCATTTGGACTTTTACCTCTTCTATTGCGTTAGCCAACTCCCGCAATTCAGGTATTTCTTCCAAATCTTTTGGCGTAATTGGAGCTTTTGGCATAAATATAATATTTTTGTCATTTGCTATCATATTGTAGATGCCGTCCTCGCCATTTTCTAGCTGTCCCACTAAACCTTGAAAAGACATTTCGCGCCTATTAACTGTAACCATATGGTTTTCGGTTAAAATCTTTTTCTCTTTTCTCTCTTTTTTATCCATTGCGAATATTATATAATCACTTAGAATTTCTAAGTATTTAGGTCTTAACTGTTCAGGAGGAGTTTCTGCTATTATTTTTTTTACCAACTCGTTCCTTTCTTCTGGGGATTCGAGTGAATAATCTAGTTTTGTCATTCTTGGTAAACTCTCCTTTCTCTTTATACTTCTATTATATCAGAAATTTTCACGAAGGTCAAGTTCTGTTAATTGACAAATTAAAAATTTTTTGTTATAATATTTATAGAAAAATAAAGGAGAATAAGAATATGATAATATCAGCATTAGAAATGCACGAAAAGGCAACTAGCTATGGTGCGGAAGAGTTTTGGAACGACCTTATGGAATATATGAAAGCAAATGCAGAAAAATATCAACAGCAATGTAGCTTTAGAGTTTCTGCGGCGGTCATGCTAAATCTTAATGTAGAAGCTAAACTGATTAAAGCGGGATATGAGGTTCGGTTTTTAGATTATGATGAGGTTAATGATATGTATTATATTCAAATTTTTTGGGATGATATTGCTATAAATGGATGGGAGAGAAAAGAGTATGATGATTACAGTATAGAGGATGGAGAAGGAGAAACTGAAGTTTAGTTAGAATTGTACCTTGATAATTGAATATTTTTGAAGAGAACCGTACTTTTATTTTAAAATAACTTTTGGAGAGGTATATCTTATCTCCGTATTTTCGTTTTAAAATAACTTTTGGAGAGAGTTTAATTATTTTTAATGTCTCCGTATTTCTGTTTTAAAATAACTTTTGGAGAGAGTGTTTTCGTGCTAAGCCTCTATCAATAAAAATAAAAAAATTTTTTCCCGAAACCTGCCCCCCCCCTATTAAAAAGCTACGACATCGGTTCAGTCTGGGTGTGCTGAACCGAGTTCACGAATCAACTAAGGTTTACGTAAAATAAACCGAACAACTGTTCGATTCGGTGCGTCTGGACTATTCCCACAAGGGAAAACTGACACAAGCAAAAAAA